GGCCTTTTTGGCCTCTAGCATCGTGTTGTTATCGTCAGACATGAAATTGCCTTTCCAGTTGCCTGATTGCATCAAAAAAGCCGCCCGTATCAGGCGGCTCGGCTACCGGCTCTGCTTTCACATCGTCCCGATGCTCTGCTAGCCCTTTGAAACCCTGGGCCGCAATGGCCTTGGCTTCCGTTTGAGAGAAACCCGCATCCCGCAAGGCTCGCTCAAAATCTCGAATTGTCCTGATCGACTTGACCGCCGTTACCTGCGCGTCTGGCAGCATGGGGAACGTGACAAGGCTCACCTCAAATAGCTCCACCTCATCAAGCGCCCGAATGCGCCCGCCAGCTTCATCGCTTGCTTCTTTGACGCGATAGCCGATTGACATGCTGTCCATTGCGCCAGCCTTCAGCAGCGCCGCGGCTTCATCCGCCCGGCGAACGCCTTTGACCAATCGCCCGCGAACGAATAGCCCGCGCTCGTCCTCTTCCACCTTTTCCCATACGCCAATGGGCTGGCTTTGATCGTGCTGCCAGAGCATCTTGACCTTCCGCCCGCCTGCCAGCGACTTCGCAAACGCGCCGGGCTTCACCACGTCGAGCCCTTGGTCCACCACGTCGAAAACCGAAGCATAGCCCTCAAAGACGCCTTCCGCGTCCGGCTCTGCCTTCAGTTCAAAGGCGGCTGATTTGTATTTCATCAATCTACTCCAAAACCGTATGCACTGAGGCGCATCGGCAATTTATCGTATTCCCTGGACTTCCTGCCGGGTCGCCTGGGTACATCAGCGCTTCAGTCTTGCCGAATAGACCGGGAACCATGAAAGGCGCGTCCATAGCGACTTGAACGCCATTCATTTCGCGATGACTGAACTCCGATATTGTCGGCTCCAGGAAATCGCGCGTGCGGTGATCTTCTACCGACACCCATTCCTTCACCAATTGCAGCCCTGTAGCCTTGGCGGCATGATGTGCGCCATAGTTGGCCGCGTTGTGTGTTTCCGTCCGGGCTATAGTGTGAGCCCTCACACGGGCGATGCGTGGCGACGTTTGCCGGATTGCCTTGGCTATCTTTTCCAGGCTGTCGCCATTCTCTTGGCCGTTGGCGATGATCCGCATAACGTGGTCGCGCGTTGTCTCGTTAATGGCGGTTATGCGCCGCCGTATCATTTCCGCCGCGATAAACTCCGCAGCCAACCGGGCAAAGAACTCCGCAAAGCCCTTTTGTTCCATCGTAAGCGTTGCATTTTTGCCCCGGTCCAGAATGCGCGCGCCGAATGTGGCGATGGATTGCCCCGCTACCGTGCGCATTGTTGCCGTCAACCTCGCCTCGCTGCCGTCTGGCAGTTGCGGCAACCCGCGGCCTATTTCGTATTGATCCGCCATCGCCTGCATGGTCCGGTTGATTTCACTGGCAATGCGCGAGCGGTTGGCCTTGGTCAGTGCATCAATCAGCTTCTCTTGCCTAGCGGCCTCTTCCGCAGGCGTGCCGCCAAGCAACACCTTCACTTCAGATCAAGCCCATAGGCCAAGGCGGTCAGGTCTGACTTGCTCAACGCGGGCTCTGGCGCAACCGGCGCGGCTGGCTTTGTCGGCAGCACATTGCCATCGGGCAACGGCTCATAACCCTTAATCAGCCGCCGCTCGTTTATGGTCAGGTCCATAGACTTATCTGCCATATCCCAAAGCACGCGCTTCTTTTCCGCAATCGCCGGAACGTGGTCATAGTCCGGCTTGATCTCCAGCCCGCCGAAAGCCTCGCCTAGTGAGTTGGTCCAGTTGTCCGCCACACGCTCCACTAGCGGGATTACCGTATCCTCCCAGAACGCCAGCCGGGCTTCCTGGTAGTTGGAGTATGTGTTGTCGCCAGGGATGCCCATAAGCTGGGCAGGGACGCCAAACGCCAGCGACACATCACGCGCAGCGCTGTATTTGGTCTCTAGTATCTCCATGTCTTTAGGGCTCATGCCCATCGCCTGCCACGACACGCCGCCTTCAAGCAGCATCGGACGGCCCGCATTCTTTGCGCCCTGATATTGGTCTTCCATCTGGGCTTTCAGCCGGTTGTAGTTGTCATCTGAAAGCGGCGTTTCTGAGACGAGCGCGCCGGATGGTCTGGCGCTGTTTTGCAAGAGCGCTTGCATAAGGCTCATGCTTTCGTTGTGCTGATCAACCGAATATGCCCCGGCTTCAATCGGGCTCATACCGTACCAGTCGTTGATCGGGTTAAAGAGCCGGGTGTGATGTAGATCACCCTTGCCAGTGATTGGGTCCGCCACAAAATCGCGATACTTGCCATTGCCGACGCTGTAGCGGAACGTCATTTCTCCGCCCTTGCTCGGCGGTATGATTTTCATCCGGTCAGGCCGAAGCGTGTAAATTTCCCGCGGCTCATTGCGGATAGTCACGCGCTCCTCGTACTCATTGCCGCTAATCAGCAGGAAGCCAATCTTTGCCTGGATGTATTCAGCCTGCCCCTGTTGCGGGTTTGGCTTTGCTATCAGGTCAAGCAATGGGCTTTCGGTAAGCTCTGCCTTCCCTCGCCACGCCATCCAACGCACGCTTGAAACTGCCTCGGCCACGCGGTTGATTGCCTGATAGGCAACCACGTTCCGCATGTAGGCTTCTTCTGCGAACGCCTTATAGTCCTTTGGCGACCATACCGGCTGGCCTGGGTTGAGTATGTGCAGCGATGCAACCGCGCTCTCTTTGCGCGATAGCCAGCGGTCCCAAAACGCCATTATAGCGACCTGATCCGTGGCGCGGCTGGGAACGCCAGGAAATCGTCGATAGCATCCATTAGCGGGTCAACCTGATCATCAAAGCCGCTGCCTAGGCCGTCGAACATCTGTAGCTCGCTCCTTAGCGCTGGCGTGTATTCAGCATTCGCAGGCAACATCACTTGCCCGGTTGCTATCCATGGGGCTGCGTCAAGCCCGCGGGTGTATTTATCTTTGCCGCGTTGAATGCCAATCATCGGCAAGCCCTTGCGGCGTAGCGTCTGGATTAGGCCGGTGCCTGAAACCTTATCCTCTACCTTAAACCCATGCGGACGCTTGAAACGGTGCTTTTCCCAGAAGGCAACGGCCATCCGCTCCAACTCTGGCGCTTCCCATTTGCCGCGCAATTGGTCCATTAGCGCGATGCGATGCCCGGCACGGCCCCATAGTTGGAACACGCTCCAATCGTTGCGCTCGCCCGTCTTTTGTGCGGTATCCGCATAGATGCAATATTCACTGCATTCGGGCGGCCCATTGTACCACTCGATCCCGGCCATATCGAACAGCGCGCCTTCAATGCTCACGGGCCGCTGCATGTATTGGCTGGCGAACGTGTAAGCGTCTGCCCTCAATATCTCGATTTCCGATAGGGTGTGCTTTGCGGGCCATAGCGGGCCGTCCGGCAAATCATGCTCTATCGGTATGCCATGCGTCCAATCAGGCGGGTATTCATGCCCCGCGGTTATCTCTACCGGCAAATCCAGATGATGCCACTTGTCGCCTGATCCGCCGTGCAATAGGTGGCCTGCAAAATCGTCGTTGTGTAGTCTCTGCATGATGACGATGATCGGCACGCCGTCATGCGCCAACCGGCTGCGGAATGTATTCGTTGCCCTCTGGTTAACCGCGGCCCGCCGTGTTGGCGAAAAAGCGTCATCCGGCTTTAACGGATCGTCGATAATCAGCGCGCCGGTGAATTTGCCCGGTGCCATAAGGCCAGCCCTGAATCCGGTAATTGGACCGCCCGCCGCCTTGGCCAGCAGCCCGCCGCCTGCTATTGTTTTCCATCGATCCTTGGCCGATGAATCCGCGGCTATGCCAAAGCCTGGGCTTAGTTCGGCGAATGCCTCGCTTTCCACTAGGTCTTTTATCTTGCTGCTATTTTCACGCGCCAGATCGTCTGAGAATGTGGCGTGAATAAACCGGCTTGCCGGGTTAATCTGAAACCCCTTAGCGATGAACGCCACAACCGCCAATTCTGTTTTGGTGTACCCAGGAGGGACCGTAATCAACAGCCGGGTTATGTCGCCGGTCAACACACGATCAAGAGTTTCGCCAATCAGCCTATGGTGCGGCCCTTCGATAAACGCCATCCGCTCCCGGTCATAAAAGAACCACTTCGCGAAGTCTAACAGCGGGCCTTCTGGTTTAAGCGTCGTCGCCTTCTTGTGCGCTTCCAGTGAGGCCAAGAAGTGCCGGATCGACGCCAAGTCTGGTTGCTTGCTCAATCAGGGATTCCTTGGTAGCGCCTATCGTTTCGCCGTTGGAAGTGATATCCTGCTTGTCGGTAAGGCCAAGATCACGGGCGATGATGGCATGGTTCAACAGCCCAGCCGATGCGCCCTCAAACTTCTGTTGCCGGATGATCTCTGCTATCTTTGCACAGATATCAATAAAACCATCCCGCGCGCCGTAATTCAGCCAACCTTGGTGACTAATATCTAGGAAGGTTTGCAGCCCCGAAAGCGTCATTGCCCGAATCTTTGGCACGTAAACTATTTCAGGCTCGCCCTTGTTTGCGGCAACCTTGGCTTCATAAAGCGGGTTATCCTCCACCCACTCGAAATACTCAACAGCGGCGGACCATAGCGCATCTGGGCTCTTGAATATCGGATCGCGCCCATGTGATGACCTCGCAAGCCAAAACTTGTTGCCTTTCGGCGCTGCCACGTGTCTGCTCCATATTCCAGAAAAGCGAAAGCCCCGCGGGGGAAAATCGCGGGGCCTTCTGTCAGAGCGCGCATCGGGTTAGGGGCTAATGCACGCCAGATTTTTGTGCCGCCTCTCGCGACATACCGCATTTGGGCATAATTTGGCCCCGCTAGTCAAGCGGTTTATTTCCAGCCCTTAACGCTCGCCATTGCGTCCAGGCCAAGGACCAAGTGCATAGCGAGCCGAACGCGGACCCGCGCGCTTTGGCTCAACCCCCTAAGCGTGTAGCCTTCCCCGCAAATGAGCACGGCTGGAATTGGGTCCGCGCCAAGCGACCGGCATTCCTTCAGCCAATCTTTGTAGTCTTGCCTGATCCTGTGATCGATGTGATCCGGCATGGGCGATCCGGCTGGTTCAATGCGGCGGCTATAGTCTGTCGCGCGGTTTGATGATCGATGGATTGCCAGATGACACCGGCTCACATATTCCGCCGCCGTTTGCTGAGTGTCTGTTAGGCGTTCCCAAAGCCTGGAGTGCATCTTGCACCGCTTGGCTATGACGCGGGTTTTGCGGCCCGCCAGCGTGTGCGCAAGCGTTACGGTTACATCTTCCACCGGGTGATACCGTTCGCGGTGTAGTTGCACGTGGTCAGGCTGGCTCATGCAATCCCCTTCGCGTTGGCGAGCGGCAGATAATGCCAGCGGGGCGCGCTTTGGTCAAGCCAGAGAAAAAAATTCAACTCCCTGCATTTTCCCTCTTGTATCATGTAGCGCTGAGAGCTATATTCACATTATCGAAACGGCGTAGATAGCGCCACCAACCGAGAGGAAAAAAACAAATGACACCGGGAACCAAAGCACTCTTCACTGCCCTTGCCAACGACGCTGGCAACTGGAGCGGAACGCCCCTGCTTGACATCACGAAAGAGCAGCGCGGCAACCTTTCCGACCTTAAAAAGCGCGGCCTGATTAGAACATTCAGGCATGAAGGCTGCGACTGGGTTGATTTCACCGACGAAGGCACGCGGCTCGCTGCTGAACTGGGCTATACGATCTGACACCCTAACCCGCGGGGCTCCGGCCCCGCGCCACCACCAAGCAAGAGGATATAAACATGACCAACCGCATCACAGACAAAGCCATCCGCGAATACCTCGGCCACAATGGCAGCGAGTGCCGGGTGCTCATCCGCCGAAATGGCGACGTGCTCCGCCATGGCGATGCAGAGCACAACAACCGCGGGGCGGACTTTTGGGCATACATAGGAAGTCGCAATGAAATTGCTGATCAGATGGCTTGGGAAGCCTCCGCTGGTCTGACAATAAGCAAGCGAAGATGGTAGCAATGACACCATCTGAAATCTCCACCGCTCGCCAGCGGCTCGGCCTTACACAGGCCGAGCTTGCCCGCGTCTTAGGTTATCGCTCTGCGATGGCCATAAGCAACTTGGAGCGCGGCACAAAAAACATAGGCCCCGCTGCCGCCCGCCTGTTGCGCGCCTATCTGGACGGGTATCGCCCGCCTGATTGGTGACGCAGAGAAAACGCCCCAAGCTTTTGACCTGGGGCGCAATCCGAACCAACCAAGAAGGAAACCCCGCGCTACGCACTGAGTAAGCTCTTGTACCGCGGTTTGCGGCATGGTGCAAGGGGTTATTGCTGCGCTGGGGGGCCGTCATGGCTTGGGGCCTGCGTAAAGTTGCAATCTGACAAGGCGAAATCTCTCTCCGCTTGCTTGCCGTGGTCATAAGCCCGCAGTATCCATTGGGCTGTTGGGTGCCATTTTGTTGATGTGAACCGAATATCCAGCGGCGAAGCGTGGCGCACTGAAGTTTCTCCCCTGAAGTTTGTATAGCTAAACCATATAGACTTCATATCCTCATATCCTCTCAAGTTGCAGGTTGACGCCGCGGGCAAGTCCCGTTTCAGATGAATGCACAACACTTGGCCCTTTCGTTTGCGTGAGTGATTGATCTTCCTGCCCGCGGCGAAACTTTATGCGGCCAAGCCGAACAAGTCGCCAACGGACGCCGCAGCGTCTGACAAGTTCCGGTTAGCCTGGGCCGCGTATTCTGCCTTAAGCTCAAACCCAAGATACCGGCGCATCATCTTGATTGCCATGTACCCAGTCGATCCGATTCCGTTGAATGGGTCTAACACAACATCGCCGGGTTTGCTGTATAGCCTCAGGCAATTCTCAATCACATCAAGCTGCAACGGGCAAACATGGCGCTCGTCATTATCGCCCTTCATCCGGTTCAGCACATTGCCTTGCTGAATATTCATCCACACAGGCGATGCCAATTTCTGCCATTCGTAAACGTCAAACTCGGCATGCTTTACCAGTTCCGCCAACACCGCATCGTCAGGGCATTGGCTGGCGAGCCCTTGGCGGCGCATTTCAACCAGCCATTTGCGCGCGATTTTGACGGCTTCATTGTCGCCGGGTGCAGCATGTTCGATCCGGTCAGGATTATCGCCCGGAGCGCGAAAGAAAAGCATATAGTCAGGCATTCCGACGCGGTTCATGGCGCTATCTTTGCGGATCTGCTTGTAGAGCAACCCAAGCGCCTTGGTGCGCTGCATTTCGACTACCGGGTCTTTCCAGATCGTTGTGCGCCCGTGATAAATCATGCCCGCGTCGGTATGGGCTTTAATCAGGTCTCCGCTGAAATCCTGCAACCCAATAAACCCGTGCTTACCCTTGCGCGTCGGCAGATCGGTGCAGTGTACGCACACGATGCGGCCCGGCTTGATTACCCGCGCCAGCGCTTCGGCAAAGAACTGATATTGGTTCATAAACATGCCGCCTTCCCCGGCATTTCCAAGGTCGCGCTCGCTGTCTGAATAGACAAACAGGTCACCAAAAGGCGGAGAAAACACCGCGCAATCAATCGACTGTTCCGGCATGGCGTGCATGCCTTCGATGCAATCGGCATGGTACAACGCCCAGCCTTCACCGCTATAATCCGCATTCATGGTCAGTTCCTCTCTGTTTTTAGCCAATGTGGGAATTGCAGGTCTAGCGGGCGGTCATAGATCACCCGCCGTTTGGTCAGTGACTGAGCGTGCCGCATCGCTTCGGCCATGCGTGATTTCATTTCGTCATGCTTCTTGCTCTTGACGTTGATCACTTCCCAAATGCTGCGCTCTGTATCGCTTATCACGATGTCATTGCGCACTCGCTCTTGCTGCCCAAACCGATGCGACCGGCGCACCGCCTGATAGTGTTGCTCATAGCTAAAGCTGATCGAAGCAAAGACGGCATGGGCGCAATGCTGCCAGTTGACGCCAAACCCGGCCAGCTTCGGTTTTGTCACCATCACGCGATAATCGCCATCGGCAAACCCTAACAGCCTCCGCTCTTTTTCTTCTGGCGATTGCGAGCCATGCACTTCGATGGCGTCCGGTATCAGTTTCGTCAGCAACGCGCTTTCATCGTTTGTCTCACACCATACAGTCACAGGCTTATCGTGATCCGCCAGTTCCGCCGCCTTTTCGCACCGCTGGCGCAACGTCAGCCGCTTTTCCGCGTGAAAGCTGGTCGCGCTCATTTCGGGGATGCGGAACAGCAATCCATCCGTTTCCTGTGATCGATCCGCAGTGACCTCATGCATTTTGCGGTCAATGTCCGGCAAGATGTATCCGGTATCATCCCCGCCAAGGTCGCTTGGCATGGTGGCGCATCGTGACCATGATGCAACCCATCCCCAAAAGTCATCAACGGCATGCCCTTTCAACCGCCAGTCCTGCGATGCTGTTGACGTATCGTTGATAAACCACTTTGAGAGCATTTCTTGCTGGCGCATAACGCCCAAAAACTCTGCATGGTTGCCCAATTCGGTATGGTCATTAGGGCTTGGCGTGGCGGTCGCGGCCAGCTTAAACCGCATGACGTCGAACGCTTCCTGAATTGCCGCCCTGGTGCGCCCCGCGTAGCTTTTCAGGATGCTGCTTTCATCCAGCACAACAGCGCCAAACGATGCCGGATCCAGTTTGGGCAGTCGCTCATAGTTCGCCACCATCACGCCATCGCCAACTTCGGATTGTTCGCGTATCTGGCGAGCGTCTATGCCGAACTTCTGCCCTTCCCGGACCATCTGACCGGCAACAGCAAGCGGCGTGAGAATAAGCGACGGCTTGCGCGTTTCCTCTGCACACTGCTTGGCAAATTCCAGTTCAATCAGGCTTTTGCCCAATCCTGTATCGAGAAAGCCCGCCGATTTGCCCCGCTCTAGTGCAAAATTAACGACTGCGGTTTGGTGCGCCTTAAGGTGCTGATTGTGTGCATCCGGCGTAAATCCGTGCTTTTCAGACTTTACCGCCCTTGTGGCGATGAAATCCCTGTACTCTGCCAAACTCAAGACTGCATCCTCCGAAATATGCGCCGCAGTACATAGCTGCGCGCGGTTGATAGGACAAAGAACACCGCGGCCACGCCGATGGATTGCGTGGGGCTCGTTTGCCAGCCAAACAACGGCCAAAGCAATTGCACGGCGGTTGCGGATATGGCGAGCCCGGCGATGGCGTTTGCCGCGGCTTCCATGCCATCCATGCGGCGGCTCATGCGTCTTTCTCCGTCTTTATCGCGTGTTGGCAGTTCCGCAAAATCCGCTGGTATGGCGCGATTATATCCGCCGCCCGCTCCCGTATCTGGCTGGGCACCGGTCGCCAGTGCTCTTGCTCGGCATGCTCAACGCAAGCCGCCTCAACTGCCCAGATAGGCAGATCGTCCAAAAGCCTTATCCAGGTCGTCGCCTTGTCCGCGTTTAGCCTGTCGCCGCTTGTTGGCATCATCATCAACACGTCAAGCGAGCGGGTAAGGCGCACATCGTCACGATCCGCCAATGCTTCGGTAATCGCCAAAGAACAGAATTTCGCTGCCGTCGCCGTCTGGCTGTCCATTTCCCGCCACTGGAATCGCCTCCCCGAACTGACCCACTCCCGCGGCCCGGCGAGCAAGTAGAGCTTCGTGCCATGGGTCATTTTCTGGATCCCCTTGGCCAGCAACGCCAGCCCGCGACTGCCCGCCGTGGCGGCTGTTGCGGCTATTCTGCTTTGCGTCGAACTCGTTCTGGCGTCTGCACCAACCCTGCCAAGCTGCGAGCCATCCCTTAGCGCCAGCCCATTGTTTGCCGTGTTTGAGGTTATATTCCCGGAAATCCTCCCATGTTCGCTGCCAGTCAAGCCCTCGCTCTTCGGCATAGGCAATAGCGCTTTGATCCGGCTCCCAATTGCCATCAAGTCCGCATTTGGCAGTGGCGGATCGCTTGCGCTTCGGTTTTGGCTTAAGCGCATCGTCGGCGGCGGGCTTAACTTCACCCGTTCCGGCGTCCATGCCGTTTTCGTCTGCTTCCGGTACGCTGCCGGGCTGTCCAGGTGCTGCCGTATCCGCTGCATTGCCGCTTCTGATTGTTCGTCCATCGGTTCTCTCCTCTAAGGGGGGGACTATAGGGGGGTTATCTTCTCTACTCTTCTCTTCTCTTATAGCTTCAACTAAGTTATTGTTTTTGCGAGATTCGCCACTGCGTTCGCCACCCGTTCGCCCATGGTTCGCGAGTGTTTCGCGCTCGTTTCGCCGCTGTTTCGCGTCTTTTTCGGCCCGTTTATTCGTGATGGTGTCGCCGGTTTGGGTGATCTTTTTGGCTTTGATTAGCTGGTCTGTGAGCGTCCTAGCCATGCGGACAGAGCAGCCTAGAACGCCTGCCAAATGGCGGTCATCGCGCAACGTATCCCCGCCCCTGGCGTAGATCAGGTCGAGAAGCGCGGCATAGCATCCGATCAGTTCCGGCCCCATGCCCTGCACTCCGTCGAGGAACGCCCGCGGGTCGCGCTTGTACCAGTCAAGCCCCTGTTTCATGGGATTGCCCCTTGCAAACCGTTGCGCCCGGTGTTAAATCTGTTTGCAGACATTGGCGGTGTATCTCTCTCCGCTGCCGGTGTAGAGCGGGTCTGAGTGTTTCCGCACTCCCCGCTCTTTTATTATCAGCCCAATGCTTGCCGGTGTCAATCTTCCACACGAGGAACGAACCGCCTGATTGGCCGCTTGTGGCACGTGCGCCGGTGACTGTTGACGAACTCCACGGCCTCCCAATTTGACCGGTTGAAAATCGCCCCCATGACGCGCGGGTCGATGCTTTCGGGCGGCGGGCAAA